CTGGCAAGGCGCTTGATTTGGTGGCCAAGCTGGCTGAGTACGCTGCGCCAAAACTTGCGAGAACCGAACTGGTTGGCGATGCTGATCGCCCGGTTAAATTTGAAGTTGTTGCACCTTGGATGAATGAGAATGTTGCCAAACGCAACTAAATACTCTACCATCCTTGGATGGATAAATATTGCAGCGGGTGTCAAAGCGTAAAACTGTTCTCTGATTTCGCCAAGAATCGGCGTCAGAAAGATGGGTACGCAAACTGGTGCAAGGCTTGCCTAAAGAGGCTATGGCAGCGTCCAGAGAACTTGCTAAAACGCAAGCAGCGGCGTCTTAAAGACTACGGGTACACGCTGTTTATTGAGACTAAAAGCCGAGCTAAAGCTAGAGGGTTGGCGTTTGACCTAGAGCCAAGTGACCTTCTCATTCCAGAGTTCTGCCCGGTGACTGGAGAAAAACTAGTTGTTGAACTGGGTGGTCGAACAAACAACACTCCTACAGTTGATCGTAAAGATCAAAGCAAAGGCTACATAAAAGGCAATGTGTTCGTAATTTCATGGATTGCCAACAAAGTAAAAAGCGATCAAGTCGATCCAGCGTTGTTCGAGGGCATTGCGAGGTACATGCGTGATTGATGGCATAAACAGTTACGCGCCCCGGCACTCAGGCTTTGTGGATTTTCACAACCGTTCGCAGCGGTGGGCTTGTTTGGTGGCGCACAGAAGGGCGGGAAAAACGGTTGCTTGTGTTGCAGACCTTGTGTTTTCTGCTTTGTTTACCTCTAAGAGAGATGGGCGCTACGCATACGTTGCTCCGCAATACAACCAAGCAAAAGACATTTCATGGACTTATGTTAAGCGTCTAACAGCCGACGTCCCCGGCATGGAATACAACGAAACGGAATTGCGGGCTGACTTCCCCAATGGTTCTAGACTTAGGCTGTATGGCGCAGACAATCCTGACAGGTTGCGCGGTATTTTCTTGGATGGTGTTGTTTTAGACGAGGTGGCCGACATGAGACCAAGGGTCTGGGGCGAGATCATCCGACCGCTGTTAGCCGACCGCGAGGGCTGGGCTTCGTTTATCGGTACGCCGAAGGGGCACAACTTCTTTCACGCCATCTGGACGCAAGCCCAAGGCTCGCCAGATTGGTACTCGACCAGCATCAAGGCCTCGCAGTCTGGCCTGATCAAGCCTGATGAGCTGGCCGACGCATCTCGAGGCATGACTGAGGATCAGTATCAGCAAGAGTTTGAGTGTTCGTTTGAGGCTGCGATCTTGGGTGCGTACTTTGGCCGCGAGCTGCGGGCCATTGAGGACGAAGGGCGAGTCACCGTTGTGGATCACGACCGCAACTTGCCCGTTTTCACCGCCTGGGACTTGGGTTTCCACGACGACACGGCCATCTGGTTCTGGCAGATGCTGGGCTCCGAGCTGCGGATCATTGACTACTACTCGGCCAGCGGCCTGACCATTGACGACTATGCCAACGTAGTGATTGGCAAGGCGTATCGGTACGCGACACACTACCTGCCGCACGACGCTCGGGCCAAGACGCTGGCATCAGGCGGCAAGTCCATCATCGAGCAACTGGACGCCCACCTTGGCATCAAGAACATGGCCATCGTGCCTGGCCTGAGCGTGCAAGACGGCATCCAGGCAGCGCGAGTGATGATGCGGCGCGTGTGGTTTGACCGCGAACGCTGTGGCGATGCCGTGGAACTGCTCAAGCAGTATCAGCGCGAGTGGGACGACGAAAAGAAGATGTTCCGCGAAAAGCCGCGGCATGACTTCACCAGCCATTGCGCTGATGCGTTCCGCATGATGGCCATCGCTTGGCAGGAAATTAAGCCAAAAGAACCCGAAAAACCTCCGGTTTTTGCTGTAACGGGGCATAATTCGCGCATTGAGCTTGCCCCACTTGAAACTCTGTGGCGCGAGACACCAAGGCGAACCAACCGAATCTAGGAGCAATCATGGCAGGCGTAAACGCACCTTATCGTTACCAATATGAACACGTCACAGTTAGCCAGACCGCCCATGTGCTGGGTGGCACGGGAGCGATTGGTGATTACCTTGACAAACTGATTTGCACCGTCAGCACCGCAGCAACCAGCTCGGTCACCATCTTGGATGGTGCCGTTGCTAGTCACGTCATTTTGCCTAACAACGTGGGCGGCGGCATTGGCGTCTATGTCATTTCGATGGGCACCATTTCTCGCTACGGCGCGTGGAAGGTCACAACTGCGGCAGGCGTTGAAGTTCTAGCCGTCGGCATCTTCTCAGCCTAATCATGGCCGACGAAGATACCGTCAAGCCCGAGGTTCAGTATTACCTGAACCATATCGCAGCCTACGACCGCGAGTTTGCGAGCTGGGAGACGCGAGCCAAGAAGATTTTGAAGCGGTATCGGGACGACACCCGCAACAGCCAAGACAGCGGCTCGCGGTTCAACATTCTGTGGAGCAACGTCCAGACGCTTAAGGCCGCCACGTTTGCCCGCCTGCCGAAGCCTGACGTTAGCCGCCGCTTCCGCGACAACGACCAAGTGGGTCGGGTTGCTTCCATGTTGCTTGAGCGTGCGCTTGACTACGAGATCACGCACTATCCCGACTACCGCGAGACGCTGACCGCTGCGCTGTACGACCGTTTCCTGCCTGGCCGAGGCGTGGCATGGGTGCGCTACGAACCCAAGTTCAAGCAGGGCGAGGCCCAGATTACCGAAGACGAGGAATCGCCCAGCGACGAGATGCTGGACTACGAGTGCGCTCCGACCGACTACGTCCATTGGAAGGACTTTGGCCACAACGTGGCTAGGACGTGGGAAGAGACTTGCATCGTCTGGCGCAAGGTCTACATGACCCGCCCCATGCTGCGCGAGCGCTTCGGCGATGAGATAGCCAAGAAGATTCCGCTGGACTCCGAGCCTAGCGAGATGAAAAACGCTTCACGCGAAGGCGTGGACAAGCGTGCGATGATCTTTGAGCTGTGGGACAAAGAGACCGGCAAGGCCGTGTGGATGTCCAAGTCGCTCGGCGAGTTCTTGGATGAGCAGGACGACCCGCTGAAGTTGGAAGGGTTTTACCCCTGCCCGAAACCGCTGTACAGCACGATCACCAACGAGAGCCTAGTGCCCGTCCCTGACTTTGCGCTGTACCAAGACCAGGCCAACTCGCTTGACATCTTGAGCGACCGCATTGATGGTCTGGTCAAGGCGCTACAGGTCAAGGGCGTCTACGACGCTGCGTCCCCCGAGCTGGCCCGCTTATTTACTGAGGCCAACAACAACGACCTGATTCCGGTCAAGAACTGGATGTCGTTTTCGGAAAAGCGCGGGCTGGCCGGATCAATTGACATGGTTGATCTGACGCCTATCGCTGGCGCTTTGATGCAGGCATATCAGGCGTTTGAGCAAGTCAAAAGCCAGATTTACGACATCACCGGGATCAGCGACATTGTGCGCGGTCAGTCTGTGGCCAGCGAGACGGCAACTGCCCAGCAGATCAAGGGGCAATACGCAAGCCTGCGGCTCAAGAGCTATCAGGACGACGTAGCGCGGTTTGCGACGCACATGATCCAACTCAAGGCTCAAATCATTTGCCAACTGTTTGACCCTCAGACCATTCTGATGATGTCTGCTGCCGACCAGCTCAGTCCGGTTGACCAACAACTGGTGCCGCAGGCGCTGGAGCTGCTGCGCAACGAGCCTATGCGCTCGTTTCGCATTGAGATCAGCACCGACTCGCTCATCATGATGGATGAGTCGCAGGAAAAGCAGGATCGCATGGAGTTTCTCGGCGCAGTCTCAAGTTTTCTTGAGAAGGCCGTGCAGGCCAGCCAGGTTGCGCCTCAGATCGTGCCGCTGTCGCTTGATATGCTCAAGTTTGGCGTCGGTGCGTTCAAGATTGGCAAGAGCATGGAAGGCCAAATTGACCAGACTGCCCAGCAGTTCAAGGAGCAACTGGAACAACAGCAGCAGCAACCTGAACAGCCGCCACCTCCTGATCCTGAAGAAATGAAGATGCAGCTCCAGATGCAGATGGATCAGGCCAAGATGCAAGCCCAGGCGCAAACCGAGCAGATGAAAATGCAAGCCGAGGCGCAGTTCAAGCAGGCCGACCAGCAGCATCAGGCGCAGCTTGAGATGGCCCGCATGGATCACGAAACGCAACTCAAGGCCGTGGACTCGCAAACCACCCAAATGATTGAGCAGGCCAAGATGGAAGCCGACGCTGATCTCAAGTGGCGCATTGCCCAGCTTGAGGCCGAGACCAAAGTCATCGTGGCCCAGATCGCTGCCGCGCAGAAGTCTCAAGCTGATGCCATTCAGGCAGATCAGATGATCCAGCAGGAAGCCATTAGGACGTCTGGAGCCACCGACCTACAGCAGACTATGGCTGTGGCAATGGAAGGCTTTCAAGCGGCTCTAGAGCGCCTTGCTAGACCCCGCACGGTCATGCGCTCGATTGACGGCAAGATCACTGGGCTGAACTGATGGCTTTGTACGCTGACCGAGTCAAGCAAAGCCTGGGCGTCACCGGCACAGGCACCGTCACGCTGACGCTGGCCACGACAGGCAACGGCTATCAGTCCTTTCTGACGGCATTTGGCACCGGCACGCAGACGGTTGCGTATTGCATTGCAGATCAGTCTGGCCCCAACTGGGAGGTTGGCACGGGAAGCTACAACGGCTCGGCCAACACGCTTGCCCGCACAACCGTGCTGGCCTCAAGCAACGGCGGCTCGCTGACCAACTTTAGCGGCGGCACGCAAGACGTTTTCTGCACCGCGCCAGCCAAGTATCTTGAGCCCACGGTCGGCGTTTGTTGGTCGCTGGTTGGCACAACCGTTGTGGGTGACTACACCGTGCTGTTCAAGGCGCCGTTTGCGTTCACGGTCAACGAGACCAGCATGATCTGCGTGTCCGGCAGCGCAACCGCCACGGTAAAGATCAACGCCACCAACGTCACGGGAGGCACAGCCATCGGCGGCGGCTCTCAGTCGGTGGGTACTACCACCACAACCGTAGCGCGCACATCGTCTAACACCGTCAACGCTGGCGATAGCATCGTAGTCACCTTTACTGCTGGGGCGGTAAACCCTAGCGTTACAATAAAAGGCACAAGAACATGACTATACTAGTAGGAGAAAATTGGTCTGGCTCAGGTTCTGTAAACAACAAAACGCCTAGTTCTGGCGGCGGAACGTGGGTGTCTACTGTTGCTGACATGACGTATGGCGGCGGAACGGCAAACCCAAACGGCAATTTTAATATTGTACCTGCTTTTCATTCGGCTACTTATACAGACACCAAACTTAATGTAGTTGCATACTCTGGTAATACGGGTTTTAATTACAGCAATCCCGTAATAATATATGCCCGTGCCGACGCCAATGATTCTGGCTATCCAAACTGTTACTACGTTACCTGCATTGTAGCTAATAATAGTGGTGGTGGAACCCCGGCCTCTGTTTCTCTACGCAAGCGAGTATCAGGCGTGGAAACCCTGTTGTTCAACGTCGAAGCAGAAAATTTTGGGGCTACTATTTCCCTAGAAGTAAATGGCACATCCCTCAAAGTCTATCTCAACGCATCACTCATTATTGACACCACCGACTCGTCTATTACATCGGCGGGGTATTCGGGCTTTGGATTAAATTACAATGAGGATGGTGAAGACACGGGCGAATCCACGGTTGGGGCGCTCACTATTGAAACGGTAGCGGCGGCGACGTCGTCGGCCTCTACGTCCATCGTGTTCTAAATGTTCGGCTTTGACGCCATTGCGGCGCTGCCCATCAGCAGCCTGCCGATTGTTGTTACCCCAGCACCTCTTCAGGACAACAGGGGCGGCATAGGTGGCAAGAAGAAGCGCAAGAAGTATGAGCTGCCTGATGAGGAGGTCATTACCACCGACCTGCCAGAGCCATCGGTCATGGCAGACCAGATGCGTGCAATCATGTTGCCGCCGATGGATATGCTGCCTTCATTGGTGCAGGCTCGCAAGGCTCAAGTCGATTTTGAGGCCGAGCGTGATGATGAAGAATCCATTTTGTTGTTGTTGATGTGAGGCAAACGATGTCAGACGGTGGAAAGGGCGATAACAGACGGCCAGGCGACGATGCAGCGTTTGCATCTAACTTTGAGCGCATCTTTGATGGCGGCATCAAGCGTGGTTCTTGGGTGTTTGTGGATGGGCAGATGGTGCCTAAAGACGAGTACCGCGCCCCTGCGCCCGAGACTCACATGGTCATGACCGACATACAGCCCTACCAATCAATGGCCACCGGCGAGATGGTAGGTGGCAGGGCGCAGCATCGAGAGCATCTCAAGCGCAATGGATTGATTGAGATTGGAAACGAAACGAAGTATCTGAAGAACGAACGCAAGCAGGAACCCGCAGCCGTTTTGAAACGACGGATTGCGGAAATTGTCAATGATCGGTTAAGATAGCCACAATCTTTTGGAAGGATTCAAAATGGCACTCGCACGCGAAGTAATGTTGGCCGGATTCTCGGCAGATCAGGCACGGGGCTTGGGCGGCGGTTACGCTGGTCTGGTCGCTCTGGGTTCCACCCAAGACAACGCCGCGCCCATCACCGCCAGCGCACACGTTGTGACCGGCGCAGACGGCACCAAGGGTGTTCGTCTGGTCGCCGAAGTTGGCGATTCGGTCTGGCTGTTCAACAGCTCGGCATCGGCGCTGAAGGTCTACGGTTCCACCGGCGATGCGATTGCCGTGCCTGGCACCGGCCTTGGCACCGCCAACGCTGCCTATAGCCAAACGGCGCAATCGGTGGTTCAGTATTTGCACGTCAACCCTACTCAATGGCTGCTTGTTAAGTCTGCATGATGGAAGAGCAAATGGATGAACCGCAGGTTACCTTGCGCGATGCCATTGAGTCGGCTGTCGAGGAGCATGAGCCTGCTTCTGCCGTTGAGCAAGACGCTGCCCCCGCAGACGCTCAACGCGACGATGCTGGCCGCTTTGCCGCCCCACCGCAAGACGAGCAACCTGCACCCGCCCCGACCAAGCCTCGGCCTTCTTCGTGGAAGAAGGACTACGACGAGCATTGGACGAAGCTAGACCCCAGCCTGCAAGACTACATTGCCCAGCGCGAACAAGAGTACGCAAAGGGCGTTAGCACTTACAAACAGAACTGGGATCAGGCCGCGCCTTTGTATGAGGCGATGCAGCCGTTCATGCCGCTGCTTCAGCAAAACAACATTGACCCAAAGCAATGGATCAGCAACCTGGGCAACGCCCACCGTATGCTGGCCCAAGGCTCGGACGATGAGAAGCTGCGGATGTTCGCCCAATTGGCCACCGACTACGGCGTGCCGCTTGGGGCGTTGACCGGCCAGCAGTCTGGCATTGATCCACAGTTCTCCCAGATGGCCCAGAAACTTGGGCAGATGGAGAACCGTTGGACTCAGTTTGAACAACAACGAGAGCAGCAAGAAAACGCTGCTCTGCAAAACGACATTTCTGCTTTCTCTCAGAAAGCACCCCATTTCGCGCAGGTACGCGAAACGATGGCTGGACTCCTCCAGTCAGGCGTGGCGCAAGACCTGCAAAGTGCCTACGACAAGGCGATCCGATTGCACGATGACATTTGGCAGCAGCAACAGGCAGAACAAGCCAAAGCCGCTGCCGAGCAAAATCAGCAAAAGGTCGCCCAAGCAAGGGCAAAGGCTGTGTCTCCAAGGTCTTCCTCCCCAACAGGGATGACGAGCGGCGGAAACGGCAAAAAGAGTCTGCGAGATATGTTGTCCGAGCAAATCGACAATCAGCTTGTCTCGCGGGTTTAATTTTGATTCATTGAAAGGAACTTCTCATGGCATACGCCAATAGCTCCATCAGCGATATCATTGCCACCACCATTCAATCTCGATCGGGTGAGCTGGCTGATAACGTGATGCAAAACAACCCGCTGCTTCAGCGTTTGAAGCAACGTGGCAATGTCCGTCCATTCTCGGGCGGTAACGTGATCTTGGAAGAGATCATGTACAACGACACCTCGACCAACAACACCAACAGCTATTCTGGCTACGAAGTGCTGAACATTGCACCTAACAGCCCGATCTCTGCTGCTCAGTTTGCTATTACCCAGTACGCCGCTGCCGTGACCATGAGTGGTCTGGAGATGCTGCAAAACGCTGGCAAAGAGCAAATTATTGATCTGCTTGAAGGCCGCATTCGTGTTGCCGAAGCGCAGCTCATGAACCGCATTGACACCGACATCTATCTGGATGGCACGGGCAACGGCGGCAAGAACATGACCGGCCTTGCTGCTGCTGTTCCTGATGCTCCAACGTCTGGCACCTACGGTGGTATTGACCGCGCTACTTGGACTTTCTGGCAGTCGCAGAAGTACAGCGGCACGACCAACGGCGGCGCAGCAGTTTCCGCAGCCAACATTACCCAGTACATGACCGCGCTTGCGCTCCAACTGGTTCGCGGCAATGACAAGGCTGATTTGCTGGTGGCTGACAACACCTATTACAGCCTGTACGTCAATTCGTTGCAAGCCATTCAGCGTGTTACCTCTGAAAACGAGGCAGGCGCTGGTTTTGCTTCTCTCAAGTTCTACGGTGGCGGCACGTCTGCTGACGTTGTGCTTGGCGGCGGTATCGGCGCTCACGCAACGGCCAACCATATGTGGTTCTTGAACACCAAGTACATCAGCTTCCGTCCTCACAAGGATCGGAACTTTGTGCCAATCGGTGGCGAGCGCCAAGCTGTCAACCAAGACGCAATCGTGAAACTGATCGGCTGGGCTGGTAATCTGACCACCTCGGGCGCTCAGTTCCAAGGGGTTTTGATTGCGTGATTGCATGAAATGATGCAATAGTGTAGGATGCCTCCAGTAAAATGGAGGCATTATGGCTAGACCCAAATCTGACCCAAAACAAAGATTTTTGTTAAAGGTAAAGCAAATGGAAACAGGATGCCATGAGTGGACAGGCTGTTTGCATCGTGATGGATACGGAAAGTTTTATCACGAAGGCAAACAAGTTCAAGCTCACCGAGTGGCATACGAAATTTTCAAAAGCAAACCTGAAAAAAAATGGGTTTTACATAAATGCGATAACCGCAAATGTGTAAACCCAGATCATTTGTTTTTGGGTTTTGCGATTGAAAACATCCAAGACATGGATGCCAAAAATCGCAGAGGCACTAAAGCAAAGTTGACCTTTAATCAGTCAGAAGGAATAAAAAAACTTTTGTCTGAAAGATACAAACAAGTTGAAGTTGCAAAAATATTTGGTGTTCATCAAACCACTATTAGCAGAATTTATCGCAACATCAGTCAAACTTTCAAAACTGAAAGGAATTAATCATGGCATATACCATTACCGACCACGAAGCAGGTTTCCTGCCCATTGGCGTCATTGATACCGGCACCCTGACTGCTTCGTCAGTCTCGTCGGGTTCTACCACCACCATCCCAACGCCTCCAGCCGTCCCCGGCCAGATCGTCAAGGGTTTTGATCCTGTCTACGGCATGGGCGAGTTCATCTTGCTCAAGGGCGTTGCTTCAACGGCTGTTGGCTCGCTGGTGATCTTCAACACCACGAACTACACCACAACGCTTTGCCCTGTTACGGCCAACTTGGGTTCGCCTGTTGCAATCAGCATGACCGCAAACACTTCGTCTTCTAACTGGTCTTACTACCAGATCGAAGGCGTGGCTGTGGTTGCCAAGTCTGCTGTTGGCTTGGCTTCCAACGTGGCCATTGCCGTCAGCTCAACCGGCAAGGTGGGCACCAATGCTTCTGGCAAGCAGATTCTTGGCGCTCGCACGGCCAACTCAACTGTGTCGGCAACGACCACGGTACAACTCATTCTGAACCGTCCTCACCTGCAAGGCCGCGTGACCTAATCGGTTCTCGCGCTTGCACTAGATGCCCCCAGGCTCACAGCTTTGGGGGCATTTTTCAATCTAAATGCCTACAGCATGAACATCGAAACCACCTGCAACACATCCGACGACATACTGTTTGAACAGATTAAGTTCAACAGCCACCGATCCAATGATTGGCTTTTCTCTTCTGATTCGCACGACGGCTTTGCCGTCATTGTCGGCGGTGGCCCGAGCGTGGCCGATTGGGTTGAAGAGATCCGCGCTCGCAAGCAACACGGTCAGACCATCTTTGCGCTCAATGGCGCAGCGCGATGGCTTGCCCAACACGACATTGAGGCCGACTATTGCATCATCGTAGACGCTCGCGAGATCAACCTGTCCATGCTTGGCTATGCCAAGCGTTACTTGCTGGCCAGCCAATGCCACCCGAGCCTGTTTGATTCGTGCCCCGATGCCATGCTGTGGCATCAAGAGTATCCGCAGGACATGGCACGCTTTGACGCTTGCCTGCCCGCCAATCCACCCGCGCACACGCTGATCGGCGGTGGCACGACCGTGGGCTTGTCTGGGATGGTTGTGGCCTATGCAATGGGCTATCGCTCGCTGCATCTGTACGGCTACGATTCAAGCTACCGCAACGGCCATTGCCATGCCTACAGCCAAAACGACCCCCAGCGCGTTGATTGCGTAGCCACAGTCGCTGGCAAAGAGTTCCAGACTACCTTGGCTATGGCCAAGCAAGCCGAGCTGTTCCCGCAGCTTTCAGACAGCCTCATTGACCTTGGCTGCACAATTACCATCCGAGGCGACGGCTTGCTGCCGTGGACGAGCAAGGCCGCGGCCATTGCGCCCGAGCCTATAGACGAGCAAGATAAGTACAAAGCCATGTGGTCAATTGACGCCTACCGCAACGCAGCGCCTGGCGAAGGCGTGGCCGACCTGTTCTGCCTTGCTACGCTGCCTACCGCATCCAGCACCGTCATTGACTTTGGCGCAGGCACGGGGCGCGGTGCGTTGCGCATACATGATGCACATGATTGCCATGTGCTGATGCTGGACTTTGCAGAAAACTGCCTTGATGAGCGCGTCAGGGCCAAGCTGGGCGACAAGCTGCGCTTTGCTGTGGCCGACTTGACTCAGCCCATCCCGCATCGTGCCGACTACGGCTTTTGCACCGATGTGATGGAACACATCCCGCCTGAGCAAGTCAGCACCGTGATCCATAACATCATGGCCGCTGCGCCGCAAGTGTTCTTTCAGATTGCGACGACCCCCGATACAATGGGCGCATTGATTGGCCATCCGTTGCACCTTACGGTGCAAGACACAACGTGGTGGCGCGACCTTTTCTTGTCCCTCGGCTACACCGCCCGCTGGGAAAGTACACAAGACACAGCGGTGATGTTTTTCGTAACTCAACCACTTGAGGAAGAAAATGCTTGATTCAGATTTCGGCGGTTCAATCCTGCCAGCAGTTCGGTTCTACTCCAAAGAGATGCTGCACGAATTTAAAACGCAGCAAGAAAGTCGTCCCATCTACTACATGACCGACTTTGTGCGCATCGAGATTCCTGGCAATCAGTTCACAATCATTGACACCTTTGCCAGCGACACTCACAAGAAGCAGTATCCAACGCAATGGGCGCACTATCAAAACGAAAAGCGCGACATGGGCGAGGATGACATTTCTGGAACCTTGCTGCGCGATTGGCCGCTGCTTACCGCAGCTCAGACGCGTGAACTCAAGCACTATCACTTCTACACCGTTGAGCAATGCGCTAACGCCAGCGACGAGCAACTGTCCAAGATCGGCATGATCGTTGGCATGGGCAATCATGCCTTCCGCGACCGTGCCCGTAACTACTTGGCCCGCGCCAAGGATTCGGCCATTGTGGATGCTCAGTCTGACGAGCTGCGCAAGCGCGACGCCGAGATTGAGGCGCTCAAGCAGCAGATGTCCGATTTGATGAACAAGGTCGATACGCCAAGGCGGGGCAGACCGCCCAAAATGGCCGATGAGGCCGTAACAGAAAGCTGATATGTCATCTACTCTCTTGCAACTCATCCAGCAGGCCAGCGCCGAGATGGGGCTGACCATCCCGACGCAGGTCGTTGGGAACACCGACACTCAAGTAACGCAGATGCTGTACTTGATCAACTCGGTGGGCAATGAGTTGCGAAGAGAGTACCCGTGGGAAGCCCTGAACATCCCGTACAGGTTTACCACTCAGTTTCTGATCACAACTGGCGACGTTACCCAAAACAGCGCCGTTGTGACCAACATCCCCGACACAACGGGGCTGTCGGCCTACTATATGCTGGCGGGCACCGGCATCAATCAGGATACCTACATCCTGTCTGTTGACAGCAGCACTCAGGTTACGCTGACTCAGGCAGCGTCGGCAACCAGCATCGGTGCCACGCTCAACTTTGGTCAGACCATTTACCCGCTGCCGTCTGACTTTGACCGACAGATCGACAGGACGCACTACGACAAGTCAAAGCGGTGGGAGATGCTTGGCCCAGAGACTGCCCAGCAATGGGAGTTTCTGAAGTCCAGTTACATCAGCACCGGCCCACGGATGCGTTATCGCTTCATTGGCGGCAACTTCCAAATCTGGCCCAACGTCACGACCAACGAATACCTAGGCTATGAGTACGTTTCAAACGGCTGGGTCAATCAAACGACCACGCCGCAGTCATCGTTTACAGCCGACACAGATACCTGCATCTTCCCTGATCGTCTGATGGTCTTGGGCCTCAAGCTCAGATTCTTTGAGGTCAAGGGCTTTGACAGCACGGCCTATTACCGCGATTTCTACCAGCAACTCAACATTG